CTTTGCAGGAAATTTTGGTTGGCGTAATTCGCGTTGTAGTTTGCCGATTGGTTCGCCTGCTGGGCGGCGAGGTTTTGGCTGCTGTTGTATTGGGCGGCGCGGAGGTTGGCGTCTTGGTTTGAGAGAGCGGCCTGTTGCGCGTAGCCTGCATCGGCCATGGCGCGTTGTTGGGATGCGTCGTAGGACGCGCCAATGGCGGCTTGTTGCAGGCGGGCCTGTTCGGAGGCTTGGGAGAGCCCGGCTTGTTGGTTTGCCATGGAGGCTTGAAGCCCGCCCTGCTGCGCAAATTCAAGGGCTCGGGCGTTGGCGGCTTGGTTGTTTTGCTGCGCCTGGAGACCGGCAGATTGGTTGGCGAGGCGGCTTTGCTGTAAGAGCTGGGCGTTTGTTTGGCCCAGATTAAGTCCGGCGGATTGGTTGGCGAGATCGGCTTGAAGTGCCCGGCCTGCGTTGGCGTCTTGCCTGCCCATGTAGGCTTGGTTGGCGGCTTGGCGTATGCCGACGCCTTGCTGGGCGACATTGCCCGCAAAGGTGCGGCGTTCGGCTTCGCGCTGGGAAGCAAACCGGTCGCGATTCAAAAGCTCTGCGGCCATGGCAGACTGGCCGAGGCCAAGGCCACGGGCTGACGCGGCCGCTCGGGCGGATTGGGTGGCGTCGCGGCTTTGCTCGGCGGAGAGGGAGCGGCCGAGGGCGAGGTCGTTGGCGGCTTGGCCTTCCAGTTGGCCAAGGAGTCCACCGCCACGCGCTTCTCGCATCAGGCCGCGCTCTGCGGCGCTGGCGCGGATGTTGTTAGAAGATACATTATCGACGGGTCCGGCTTGCGCGGCGTCGATGCGCTGGGCTTGCACTTGATCGGCGGCGTAGCCTGCGGGGCCTTGCACATTGGCGACTTGGCCGAGGCGGGCGTAGTCCATCTGGCCCACATTAGCAACGCGAGAGCCGGTCACTTGGTCGGCGGCGACATTCTGGGAGGAAATCTGGTCGGGCCGGTAGAGCTGCCCCATGGCCATTTGGTTCAACCGGTCTTTTACAGGGTCGGCAAAGGCGGCTACGCGGTCGGCAGTCTGGCCGACTTGGTTGTAGCTCTGGCCAAGTTGGGCGGCGGATGTTCCGGCGTCGCGGATGTTTTGGTTGGCGGCGGCGGTGTAGGTGCTGTCTTCGAGCTTCTTGGCTAATTTCCCAGTGCTTTCGAGTGCTTGGTTACTGAGGCGGCGTGCGGTTTTAACCGTGAGATTAGCTTGGGCCTTGGCATTGGCGCGGGCGGTTGCGGAAATTTGCTCCATTTCCGCTGCAAGGTCGCGGGGCGCAGGCGGTGGAGGGGCGGAAGATTTCTTTTTCTTGCTCATTTGGTGGTGGGGGGATTAAAATTTGATGCAGTAAAGCAAAGCGATGTTTGCTGGATTTGTTTCTGCTCCAACGCGAGGTTGTCCGTTAGTGCCATCTGTAACAATAGTGGTTGCACCAACAACGCTTACAGCTCCAACAGCACCAGCTTTCAGCAATGGAGAACTACCAGCGCCTGTTGTATTTGTAAGAATGTTATGATAATGTCCTTGCATTGCATCATTTTGTTTTGTCCCAAGTGTTCCAGAATAGGTAATTCCAGAAATTGTTTGAGAACCAGTTCCGCGCACAAAAATACCGCGCAGATCTGGCAGCGTAAAAGTGTTGCTATTATCACCGCCCCCGTAAGTTGTGCCGATTGCTGCGAATAGGGCAGCATAGGTTGTGCGAGAGACTGCCGATCCATCAGCCGCGAGCCAACCACTTGGAGCGGAGTTCATGGCAAATGGAATGACAGCTCCCGTAGGAACAAGCGGGACGCTAGAGTCTAGTTGTGCTCGAGTCACCGCTCCGTCAGCGATTTTTGCCGTGGTGACAGATCCATTAGTAGGCGTCCTTGCGTCCGACAGGCGGGAATCGTTGCCGATGCAAACGGTGGTTGCTGTCGCGCCCGTCGGAATGCGGGCGATAGCCAGTGTGCCTGCGTTGATTGCCGAGGCGTCATGCGTGTGCGTGGTCGGCGTCCTGGCATCCGACAAGCGCGGGTCGCTCGTCACCACAGCCGTTCCCGTGATGGCACTTGGCGCAATACCTGTTGCAGGCGCGTAGCTTCCAGACGCTTGCTTGCCTGCGAGCAGAGTATTCATCTCTGTCTCGGTGTAATAGCGGTCGTCGTGGTTGTGACCACCCACCGGCAACCCCGAGAGCTTACTATCGATCTCTGTCTCGGTGTAATAGCGGTCGTCGTGATTATGCGGGTTTGGCGTGGCGGTGACGGTGATATTTTGCGACCCGTTAAACGCTACACCATTGATAGCGCGGGCTGTTTGCAGAGTTGTTGCCGTGCTGGCATTTCCAGTCAAGTTAGCCGTGATTGTTCCGGCGGAAAAATTTCCACTTCCATCCCGAGCCACGATGGCGTTGGCCGTGTTGGCGCTGGCGGCGGTGGTCGCGGAGTTGGCCACTTTGTTAGCTGTTGAAATGGCGGCGAGTTTCGTGTCAGCGATGGCTGCCCCGGCGGAAATGTCGGCATTGACGATGTTTGCCACCGAGCCAAGATCGACGAGTTCGTGAAGTTTTTGCGGAGTAACGAGTTCGCCGTTTACGAATGTTTTGCCTTTGGTGAGAGTTGCCATGGTTAGTTGAGGGTGCGGGTTTCGGTGGGGTCGAGGGCGCTGCGGGTGGCTTCGGCAGAGATTTGGCGGAGGGTCGGGCGGCCTGTGAGCGTGTGGTATTCGAGGTCGAGGCCGGTGGCCTTTGTGCGGAGGGGGGCTTTGAGTGTGTAGTCCTCTTGCTCGCCCGAGGTATTGGCGAGGGTGGCGATTTGGTAGTCGGCGTCGTAGTCGGTGGTGATGGCGCGGAGTTCGCAGGAGGCTTCGGCGGGCAGGAGCAGGGAGGCTTTGGCGCGGGTGAGGCGCTTGGTGTTGAGGCTTCCCCATCCGTAGCGGCGGGTCAGGAGATAGCCGGGAATGTCGGTGTAGAGGTCTTCGTCGTTGGCAAATGGCACCTCGTCGCCGTAGTCGAGTTCATCGAGCAGGAAGAGCGTTCCGGCGCGGCTGGCGGCGAAGAGGCGTCGCTGGCTGGAGTAGGCGGCCACCAATAGCTCGTCGAGGTTGATTGCGTAGGTGTCGCGGCTTTCCCATTGCGAGTTCAGAGCGTTCCAGAGGAAAAGGGTGTTGTTGCTTGTGGTATTTTCGCCGATGGGCACAGCGAGGTAGTAGCGATTGTTCCACCACCGTCCTACGGCGAGGTGCGCGTAGTCGCTGTTGATTTCGTCGATCTGGTCGGCGATGGGGTCCGAGAGAGGCTGGGTATTGGCTCGGAGCTTCAGATCGAGCTGGGTATCGAGGCGATAAACTCCGGCGTCGGAGAGAAAGAAAACAAACTGCCCTGCGGTCTGGATCGAGCGGCGGGCTACGCAGCCGACCTCGTCGGTAAGGAGCGTGAGGCGGGAAACGGCGGAGTCCACCGTGAAGGTGTCGCCCGTCGCGTTGCTGGTGTCGGTGAGGTTGGCAAGCCAGATTGAGTTGCGCATGAAGACCAGTGCCTGTCCTTCGACCCATGGGTGAATCGCCACCAGGTAGTCATTCGATCCCTGGTTGGCGCGGAAGGATTGGAAAAACGGATCGTAGAGGTCGGGGTCGAGAACATCCGAGATGGCCACGGTGTCGCGGCCGTCGGGGATCCACAGGCGGTTGCCGATGTAGCTGGCCCAGCCAGTGGAGCGCAGGGTCTTGAAGGTCACGCCCTCGGCAGGCACGCCCGAGGCGGCGCGTTGAAACTCTGCGGTCGAGCCATCCCACCACAGCGGGGCTTTGACGCGGCGGATTGCGATGTCGGCGGCGACATCCGGCGCTGTGCCAGCGGGCACGGCGATGGTGAAGGAATTTGTTGTAGTCGTGAGGATGTCGAACTCATGGCCTTGGAATGCCGCCTCGCCCCCTTCCTCGATCCGCACGCGTTGCCCGGCAGCGAGGCCATGGGCGGCGATATGGACGGTGGCCGTGGTGCCAGAGACCGCAATGCCGCTGGCCGTGGTATATTTCCAATCCCACGCCGGAAGCGTCATGTCGGCCTCGCGCAGGAGGTAGAAGCGGTTGAACGCCTGTATCGTCGAAACGCTGTCCGTGGGCTCGATGATCTCGTCAGATGCTGTGCCGGTGGCGGGATAGTTGATCTCCTCGATAGGCTCGTCTTGCCGGTAAAGAAAAGCCGAGGTCGGCCCGCAGAGGACGATGTATTCATTCTCGTCGTCGTAGTTCGGCGAGGAGAAAACGCCCGAGGCGAAGATGCCGCCCGAATAGCTCGCTTTGATAATTGGCCCTTTGTTTGCGGCAAAAGAATTTCCGGTGATGGTGAACATCCCGTTTGTAAGCGCAGAAATTGTGTAGGATGCCCCCGTCGAAGTATTAACTTTGGTCACACTTGGCGTGACCCATGAGCTGCTGGTCGCAAGCCCGCTACCGTCTATTTTGGAAATGTAAAAAGTGGTGCTCGATGGCGCGGCAAAAATTAAATAAGTGGCCGTGAAGCCAGACCCTGCTGGCAGGTCGGAAAATGTCACTAGGTTGCCTACTCCCAAACCTACGGACACGGCATTCGTTCCTGGGTCAGAGGCCATGGTGTAAGTAAATGTGTTCGTGTCTGTGACGGTGATGAAGAAATCTCCGTTGTATTGCGCGGGGGAGGCTCCGCGAATATTGATGACATCTCCTGTAAAATACCCATGCGCGGAAATTGTTGCGGTCGCCGTTAAATTTCCTACACCCCCGCGAGCCAGCGAAATTATGTGTTTATCGTTGCCCAGCACAAAAGGCATCACCAGAGGCTGGGTGCCTGCCGATATGCCATCACCCAGCCGCTTCGCGCCTTTGCGCGTCTGGGCGACGCCTCGGTCGAGTCGCATGTTTTCGGCGTATTGGACCATGCCCGCTTTCAACTGGAGCGGGTTCAAGCGGGAGGCCATGCCGATAAATCCAGCATCGCCTTCGACTATGGTCTGATCGTCGGGCATCTACCTTCTATTCTGCGGATGGTTGTCAAGGAGGGCGCGGATGGCTTTGGCGCTAATGCGC